CTCAAGGGGTGGCGAGCGGCCTAATAGGGCCCTCGCTATCGCGGACTTATGGTCCTCAGAGAGAAACTCTCTGAGGATCAACCGCAGTTCCACCTCAGAACGGTGGAACGCCGGAGCTCCGAGTCCTCCCAGTTTGACTGGGAGATACCGGAGCGCCAGATTGGCAGGCAGGAATGATTTCATTCGCTGCTCAAACCTGGCTGAGACCATCGGAACGATGGTCTCAAAACCGCCACTGAGCCAAGCCAGCATGCCTTGCACCTGGCGAGCCTTGCCAATGGCAGGGTTTGGCTCATCCTTACCCTCGTGCTCTTTAGCACAAGGTGATAGGAGCCTGACCTTCATAGCATCTATGTGAGGATGGCAAAAGTAGTCGCGCTGGAAGAGAGGTTTGACCTCTCCCCAGATCTCGCGACTGCTAAGTCCTACAGTGAGGATCTGTTCCTCACAGTAGTAAGCACCACGGGAACTTAAGAAGTTCTGCGGCCATGAAACGGACATTCCGTTTAAAGCATGGTTAAACGTAATACGTTTAAGGTACTCTTTCGGTCCCTGTGCCAGGTGGTCATCACCTGAGCATACAAAGTGACGCCAGCGCTTCGCTGGGCCGCCTCGGGACCGTCTCAGACGAGAGAGAAACTCTCCGTCTGAGGCCTCCATCATACCAAGATGGTACCGTATGAAGGACTCCCACTCCGCACATAAATTGTGCATAGTGAGGACGACTTTTGCCCCGGGGTCACCCATTAGGACACCCCGGGAGGTTCTGGTATCGAGGAAATCCTCGATATCAGACTCGTAAATGCGCGGACTGCACAGCAACTGTGCACAAACGCGGAGGTAGTCGGAGTTTTCTCCGAGTCCCTCTAGGAGCCCCTCTAGCATTGCTAGAGAGCCCTGATGGGTACAGAAATCTGTAGCTGTCGTTAAATCAGAGGACAAGAACCATGTCTCCTGATTTGGGACGGGTCTTACGTTTCTTAAACGCTTGACCCATTCGTATCCTTGCCAACCGCGGGTCAAACCCGTGTGGACGGACGGATGTGTCCTCACAATACCGATAAGGTGGTGTGAGAACGGCTGAAGAACCATTGTAACAATGTCTTCGGCCACAGTGACGACCCGGGACTTTGCCCCGGGTTCGCCGATAGCACTACACCGTATTGACGGTATAGTACTTCCCCTCTCCAAAGTTGTACCAGGGATATGGTACAGAGGACCTTTGAATATTTTATTCAGAAGGCACTCCTCGATAGCCCATTGCAGGATTTGGAACCCTGTAACGGAGTCGAGTCCGTAGAGAGGATCTTGATATTTGAAGTTCTCAAAATCAAGAATGAAGTCTTCCGCAGATTCTGCGAAGACTTTATCAGGACCATAAACAGATTCTTGTCTGCACATGGTTGTCCATACAGGCATACCACTTTTTAAGTGATATGGCTGACCGAACCAGGTCGTACCAAGTACGTCCTTGTTCGAAATCCTTGTAGCCCAGTTGCGATATTTTATCGCAACTTCGGCCGCCCTTCCTCCGTCGCTCACCGGCGAGTCTATACTCGCCGATGACGTGAGGGAGAGGTGACCCTCAGATTTGCATCTGGGGGGCAAGTTTCTTTTGATCGACCGTCCTATTAGGACGGACAACCTCCTTAACACGTGTAAACGTGTGTCGGTCAGCGACTCGGGGCGCTTTGAGTGTAGAGTCTCTGCGTGTTTACGCAAAGACTCCTCCCGAGTCGCATTGCCTCCAGCAGGAAAATTCCTGCTGGTGACTAGGTGCTGAAGACGAGTTGCCTCGGCCTTCGAACCTAAGCCCCTAACCCATACCTGGTCTAACCAGGGGGTTAGCTTCCGCCACATTGAGGGAAGACGGTCGGCTGGATAGTCCAGCTGAGACCCGAAGCCAGGGAAATCCCTGGGCCTCTCTGGGAGCTCCGTGTCTGACACGAGAGCTTTCCACTTAAGCAGTGCAGAGAAACTCTTCCACTGCTTACATAGTCGATCGGTACTAAAAGTACCTAGACTATACGCCCAAGACATCAATTTGATGTACTCGGGCATCTCCCAGAACTTCGCAAGGTTCTCGGGCGTCGACGTGATCAAATTATCATTGATCGCCTCGACAGCATTCGACAGACGTTTCAGTCCGTCGCGGTCCATGTGGCAGATTTTATCTAGCACACCTGGCTTGAGAGGGGGTAAGGCAACCTTAG